GCAGCTTAAAGATTAACCCTCGATAAGTAGCCTCGAGGGCTCGGGCTTACCGGCTCGAGCCTCCGGGGATACCGATCGCCGGTATCGATTTAACCTAGATTAAGGATCAAATTATGTCTAGCTTTACCGATCAATTTATGAATGAAGCCGATCGCCGGGGCTCCGGGGATCTTGTCCGATCGATGCTCGATAGCGGCATGCTAATGGTCATCGATCTTAATTCCGGGGATACCCTCGGGGATGAAGCTAAGGCCCTACCGGCCGGGCCTCGATCTCTCATGAAGATCGCCCGGGATATCAAGGGGAGCGAATGGTATCGATCTAATAGCTCGATCTATGCTCGAGATTATATCGAGGCGATGAGCTGCTTAAATTCGATTAACGATACTTACGGGCTCGATAGTGCCGAGAGTGTTGTCCGGTACGCCTTATCTAACCTCTCGACATGGCGAGGGGATCAAGCTCGAGCAATTAAGGCCGAGCTTAAGGATCTACTTAAGGGGGTTAAGTAATGGCCACCGTTAAGGATCTCCGAGATCTGCTCGAGGAATACGCTCCCGAGGATCAAATTATCTTTCAACTATTCACCCGGGATCATGCCACCGACTGCATCGGTGGAGAGATCAAGCCGGAGGCATGGGATCGAATGGTGAAGATCTTCGATGATAACCCGATCGATAGTGAAGCATTCGGGTTATGGGATCTACATAATCAAGCTAGGGAGGGTAAATAAATGGCCGCCGGTAAGTGCAGCGAATGCGATAAGAAGAAGAATTTATTCGATGTCGTAAAGAATGGGCAAGCTATCCGAGCATGCTCGAATTGTATAACCGATCAACTATTAACGGGATGGAGCAAATAAATGGGCCATAATCTTGCACTAGATCTGGCATCTAACCCGGATCTTACCCTCGAGAGATCTCTCTCGTATCATCTCACCGGTAATCACTATCCGCCGGTGCCTCTCTCGATGGTGGAGCCTTGTATCGCCGCCATTAATGCAGCTAAGGCCCGAGAGTGGAGCAAGCTTATCGATCTACCCTCCGGGATTAAGTGGAGGGGTAAGGATCAAGCTCCGGTATCGGCCCTAATCGAGGGCCATCACCTCGAATGCTTCATCGATCGAGGGGATGAGGAAGAGTGAGCCGGGAGAATTGCGGCTCATGTTTAGCCGAGCATGAGATCGAAGAAGATCCGAGCTATTGCGTAAAGTGTAAGAAGAACATCGATAGCGGCTGCATGAATGAGATTAACGCGGAGCCGGTCTGCTTCCCATGCTCGCCGCCGGGATGGAGGCCGGCGACATGAGCGAATGCATTAATGAGGGCATGATCCCATGCTCACGCTTCCACGATACCGATCTTAAGAATTGTTATCTCATATTCTGCCTCGATTGCGGTAAGGATATCGCTCGAGGTTGCGAAGCTGCTTAGCTCGATCTCGTATCGATTGGGCCCGGGGCATTAGCTCCGGGCCTTTTCGAGGTGAGATCGCCTCGCCTAACCTAGATTAAGGATCAATATCTATGCGTAGTCTAATCAATATCCGGGAGCGGCATCCATTGCCGGATCCCGGCTCGATCTCCGGTCTCGATGTAGCTAACGCCCGGAGGATAGCGGCGGATAGTTTCGCAGCTTATGGCATCAAGGTGCCGGGTTATCTCATTCGATCGGATAGTAATAAGAAGCTAAGCCTCGAGGTGCCGGGTTATTACGGTATCGCCGGGCTAACGCTAACGCCGGCAGCTTACGGGCCGGCTACAACATGCAAATTTTTCACGCATTGCAAGGATCTATGCGTGTTAACGCATGGCCGGGGAGCATTCGAGAGTGTGATCCGGGCAAGGTCTGCCCGGGTATCGCTGCTCATGGATCAACCCGAGGCCGCTGCAATTCTATTAGCTCATGATGTCGATCGATACTCTCGAGCATTCGGTAAGTGGGGGCTCCGATTAAATGTCGCCTCCGATCTAGCATGGGAGATCGCATCGCCATGGCTCATCGATCGAGCTATCGCCGGAGGTGCCGCCGTCTACGATTATTCGAAGCGATGGGATCGAGATCCGGAGCCTATCGCCGGCTATCGATTAACATTCTCCGCCGCCGGCCATTCGATCGAAGAGATCGCAGCTAAGGTATCAACCGGAGCGAATGTCGCCGTAGTAATGCCGATCGATAAGGGTTCACCGGTACCGGATCGATGGCATGGGATGCCGGCTATCGATGGAGATCTTCACGATCTCCGGGCCTTAGATCCTCGAGGGGTAATCGTAACGCTCCGGGCTAAGGGTAAGGCTATCCATAAGATCGGATCTAAGCTCATCTATGAGGTGGCTTCATGACTTATGGATGCGGAGCTTATACATGCGTGAGCTGCTATCCGTACACTTACCGATGCGAATGCGGCAAGGCCTATCCGGATCCGATACCTAACGGGCAGAAGATCCCCGAGTGCATCGAATGCGGATACCTTAGCGAGGTGATGCCCTAATGCCGGCCGCCGCATTGTTTATTTTAACATTCTTCACGCTACCATTGGGGATGACTGAAGATCAACCGATCCTAGTTATGATCCCGATAGCTGCATGGATCCTAACGATAGCCGTAAGGGGTTAGCATGTACCATAAATTAATTATATCGATCGTATCTCTCGGGGCCGGCCTTATGCTGGCCCCGGGGGATCTCACGCCATCTACCGCCGAGCCTATTGTAATCACCGAGAGGATCGAGATCCCGGTATCTTATGATTTAGGCCTCGAAGATCTCCCTTTAGCTTGGCAAAATTTAGCCAAGTGTGAATCCTCCGGCCGGCTTGATGCCGTCAGCGGCACCCGTAAACAATTCCAAGGGCTATTCCAGATCGAATACCCTCGTACTTGGGTAGCTCATGGTGGGCCGAAAGATCTACCGCCGAAAGCGGCATCGGTAAAGCAACAGTTCGAGGTAGCACTACGGATATATGTTGATCGTTTCTCTAAGCCATGGCCATATTGTGGCAAGTTCTTAAAGGAAGTATATGGTAGGTAATGCCGACAGCGGCATGCTAAGATAAATGTAGTGGACTTGATCCTCCACTCTAGGTGCTAAGGCCCTCCTTCGGGAGGGCTTTAGTTTTTATTATCGGTGCTATAAAATCCCGGGGCATTAAAGATGACAGCGGCAGATGACCACACTCGTGCCATCTGATTACCACAATCACATCGAGGAATAGATTCTTCCTCAGTCATCTTGCGTTCGATGGTGACAGCGATGCCGCAAGTACTGCAACTATATTCATATGTAGCCATTAGTTGTTATAGCTTCCTCTATATTTTCTTAACTTATCTTCGGGTACACAATAGATCTCTGGTCGTTTCCAGTCTGGCTTATCGAGGAACTCAGGTTGCATTGCATCTGCACCCCACATCCAACCCATGATCTCGTAGTTAGGCATGCCACCACGAACCAGTACGAACTTAGTCTGCGGATCAGCTCCCGGTCGTACCAGTAAGCGACCCTTCTCATGCTTAGTAAACTTAACATCTATGTTTGGCTCAATATCTACGCCGCCTTGGCCAAAGGCTCCACCCCAGTACACACCAAGGTTCTTTGCTACTGCTATCTCTGCACCACATCCATCTACATCAAGCAAAATGCGTTGCCATGGATCTAAATCACCAAGGCCACGCATCTGTTGGTTCTTCATCGTGGATACATATCGTTCTATCGCCGTGTTAACGGCCAATACAACCTCGTATCTTTCGAGAGTTATCTTTAAGCCCACGGGCTTGGCCCTCCAAGATTGTCAATGATCTTGCGAAGGGCTACCTGAATCCTTCGATCGATGGTCGAGTCGGATACATTCCATGCAACTGCAATGTCGGACAGGATCAACGGATCCTTACCGTACCTCTGCTCCAGTAGTAACTGCTCATCATCAGTAATCAATTCGTATGCAGCTCTAACATCTATGACCATACCCAAGACATTGCCACCCTCACTTGGTACCGGTGGCTTGCGTGGTGTGCCATCATCTATCTGATTGACCAGTACTGCACCTTGTGTCTCGAACTGCAGAGCTACCGGCAACAGCGTGGCTATGAGTGCTGTGTCGTAGAAGAACTCATCACCCATCTGATAGCCAAGCTTGGCTGCCTTCTCCTTACGGGCAATCTTTTCTATATGCCTACGGAATCGAGCCATGAGTTTTCGTGCAACCCACTTCGTCTCATCCTTTGAGACTGTGTATGCAGCCTCTAAATCTTTCTCTAACTGTGGCCTTTGTAGCACATAAATCTGCAGCTCTTGGACTAGATCTTCTAGATCTACATAGCCTGAGAACCTACGATGGATAGCGTAAGCCGAGGCTCGTACCAGATCTTGTACATGTGCCTCAGCTCTGTCCATCGTCTCCCCATTGGTCATCCTCTATCTCAATTATCGCATCCATTATGAACCGTGTCACAAAGTACAACGATGTAATTACAAGAAGTGGAATCAAAAAAAATGTAGCCTTCTTCATTGCTTATTCTCCGGCCACTTACCACGCTGTACCATCATGGCAATGATGCAATAGTTGGCTAGATCCTTGAATGAATCCTCAATGGATTCGTGTTGAGGTATATTGCCTGAGTCCAGTAGGTTCTTCAAGCGTTCCCACTTGTCACCCATACGAACCATCAACCCATTGAGTGGCCCACCATATGCATTGTTGATATTGCCCGGGCCGTAGTCTCGCTGCTTGGAGATCAGTAGGTTGCCAAGCTCATCGATAATATCCCATGAGTCAGCAATGAATTGATCCATCATCGGGTCTCTGGTAACTGCACCCTTATCCATAGGGCCGAAGGTACTTGACCGTTCTCTTGCCTCTCTTGCTTTATTTCTAGCACTTGGATTCCTAATGATTCTATCGAATTCCTCATTAACTCCATGTCGTTCGTACTCACTCATTTATCCCTAACCTCTTCCGTAGTCCTTCGATACCTTCATCCATTACAACAGAGTTAACATCGCTACCCGGTGGGAGCGAGATTAGTTCTGCATGTTCTACCTCTTGCAATACTTTCTCTGCAAGTTCCATACCCGGGTTAGACCCGTCCTTCTTGTCATCATTATCTGCTAGTACTAAGACTCGCTTGTATCCTCCGAAGAGTCGGTTGAAGTGTGGCCTCCACGCTTTCGCTCCCGGTACTCCGACACTCGGCAAGATCTGACTTGCAATAATACTGTCGAGTTCTCCTTCGCAGATAGCGATCGCATCTCCCGGCAACTGCAGATCCACCGCATTGAAGAGTCGAGCTGGCTGGTGCATGGGTGCCATGTATCTCGGCCCCGGTAACTCGTCCACCCTACGAAACTTAAAGCCAGCAACCCCATGAACAACACGGTATGGGATAGAAAGCCATCCAATAAACTGTGCATGGGCAGGATCACAATCTACTGGAACGGTTCCGAGAAGATGGGCGTTTGCCAGATCTTTGCTGAACCCTCGTCCGTGAAGATAAGAGGCTGTCCTTTCGTCTATCTTTTGATTGTATGTCGATGCCAGATCCTTTAGCAATGTCAATCGCTCGTTCGATAGCAACACGAAA